CCCGCCCGGTTCCGGCGGGCATTCCGAACCCGTCCGGCCGCCCGGATAGGGGTCCCCGGCCCGGTTTTCGGTTCGCCGAAATCGAAACGGAACGGCGGCCCCGGTCGTCGTCGTCAGCCTATACGGGGAATAACAAGCACACACCAACTTCTGTCCCCCACACCAACTTCCACTCCACCAACCTCCGATCCTCCAGACCTTATCGGCTATGCCCACCCTCAGATTGCCCCATGCCACTAATTTGGGTTATAGATGGCGGTGTACTTATTGGGAGCTTTGTGATGTCTGAAGTTGAACCTGGCGCGGAAATGGTGGAAATCGCAAAAAAGCGCGGTCGTCCGCCGCATTGTCCGACTGACAAGACCCGGCACATGGTTGAAGAGGCTGTGGGCATGGGGCTTGAGCAGGTGAAGATTGCGCAGTTATTGGATATTGCGCCGAAGACCTTGCGCAGGTGCTATCGCCATGAGCTGGATGTTGGCGTTACCAAGGCCAATTTGAGCGTGGCGAAGACCCTGCATAAGCGGGCCACTTCGGGCAAGGATACCATTGCTGGTATCTTCTGGCTCAAGGCCAGGGCCGGTTGGGTTGATACGGTGAAACAGGTGCATGAGGGCATCCCGGAGAATATCACCGTGACGTTTGCCCTGGAGCCCCCCGAAGAACAGCCTGAACTGATTGATGTAACCCCCCGAAAAGAAATAGAAAATTGAAAAAAGCATTGTTTGCTTTTTGATTGATCTCTGATGGAAATCAAATCAATCGTCAAGCTGATTGAGACCCTGGGTATTCCTTTGGCGGTGGCCTTGTGTCTGGGGATCGGGTTGTGGAAGCTGATCCAGTTTCTGCTGAAAGACCTGAAGACCGATATTGCCGGTCAGCAAGACGATATGATGAAAGCGCTGCGCGGTAACCAGACCATGATTATCAAGCTGATCGACCGGGTGCGCACCCTGGAAATCAACCAGATGACCGCCTATACGTCACTGTTGACCGCTGCCAGGGCGGATTTGCCCGATTGGCGGCGTACCAGAGCGGAGCGAATCGCGGAGCTGAACGAACAAATCAAGGACATCTCCCATAATGGCGAGGAAGGCGAGTAATGACATCCGTCGAGATCAAGATTCCCTATACCCCCCGCCCGCAACAATTCGACTTGCATCGAAATGACGCCCGTTTCAAGATTTGCGTCTCCCACCGGCGCTGGGGCAAGTCGGTCTATGCGGTCACGGAACTGCTGCGGCGGGCGCTGGAACTGAAGACGGAGCGTAATGACGGGCGTTTCATGTATCTGGCCCCCTACTACCGCCAGGCCAAGCAGGTGGCATGGGATTATCTGTGCTATTATGCCCGCGATCTGCCCGGCACCAAGATAAATCAGTCGGAATTACGGGTTGATTTGCTTAATGGCAGCCGTATCCGGCTGGCCGGGGCGGGCGATGACCCGGACGCCCTGCGCGGAATCTACCTGGATATGTGCGTTCTGGACGAATATGCCGATATGAGCCCCCGCGTCTGGTCGGAAATCATCCGCCCCGCCCTGGTGGACCGCAAGGGCGCAGCCATCTTCATCGGCACTCCCAAGGGACGCAACCATTTCTGGCGATTGTACGAAGATGTGGCCGACGACCCCGAATGGCACCGCGCCATCTACCGGGCTTCGGAAACCGAGGTGATCGACCCCACCGAGCTGGAAGCGGCGCGACGGGAGATGGGCGATGACGAGTACCAGCAAGAGTTCGAATGCTCCTGGACCGCCGCCATTCGCGGCAGCTACTACGGCGGCATCATCGATGACGCGGAAAAGGAAGGCCGCATCGCCCGTATCGAATACGACCCGGCGATCCCCGTGCATGTGGCCTGGGATTTGGGGATTTCCGACAGCTGTGTGCTGTGGTTCTTCCAGGTCACTCTGGGGGAAGTGCGAATCATCGACTATTACGAGCATAACAACGTCCCCCTGGGCCATTATGTCAAAATAATGGAGGAAAAAAGCTACTGGTATGGCGATGACTGGCTGCCCCACGATGCCAAGGTGCGGGAGCTGGGCACGGGCCGCACCCGCGCCGAGACCCTGGTGAACATGGGCCGACGCCCGCGCATCGTGCCCAATCACAAGATTGCCGACGGCATCAACGCCGCCCGTCTGCTGTTGCAGAAATGTCATTTTGACGAATTAAATTGCGAACAGGGGCTGAACGCGCTGCGTTCTTATCAGCGGGAATGGGACGACACCAAGCGGGTGTTCCGCAAGACGCCGCTGCATAACTGGGCCTCCCACGCGGCGGATTCCTTCAGATATCTGGCGATGGCGTATAGAAATCTGAAGCCGAAAGAGCCGGAAACGGACTGGCATGAGGAGATGCTGAAAAAACCAACCCTTGACGAAATGTGGGAAATGCACGAATTTGACCAGCGCAATCAAGCGGAGCCGCGAATCTGATGCCTATGGATTACGAAATGGCTGACTACGCCTTTGCCGAAACCGACGCACCGGCAATGGCGGCAGCGTTGATGGCCAAGATCACCACGGTCACCGAGGAAATCCCGCAAGACTACTCCGGCGTCAAGACCAAAAAGAAAACCGTCGAGGAAATTCCGATCCCGCCAGCGCGACCACTGATGCCGGGGCCTGCCCCGATGATGCTGGCGGCGGTCCCCCCTGGTCTGGGCCAACCTGAACCTCCAATGGGTATGGGAGCGCCACAACCGATGCCCAATCAAATGGCCCAGCCGGGTGGCGGCTCCATGGGAATGGCAGCGGTTCAGGAAGCCATGCAATTCGCATAAGGGCCGCACATGGACAGAGCATTCTGGCAAAGCAAAACCCTGGAACAGCTAAACCAGGAGGAATGGGAAGCCCTGTGCGACGGCTGCGGCAAGTGCTGCATGGTAAAATTCCGTAACCAGGAGACCGGCGAGTTGTTCCAGACCGATCTGGCCTGCCAGCTGCTGGATCACGAGACCATCCGCTGCACCGATTATGCCAACCGCAACAAGCGGGTCGCCAACTGCGTCAAGCTGACCCCGGAGATCGTCCGCCAGATCGACTGGCTGCCGGACAGCTGCGCCTATGTGCGCGTGGCGAACGGCGACGACCTGGAATGGTGGCACCCGCTGGTTGCGGGAAACACGGCGGCGATGTATGAAGCGGACGTTTCCGCATACGGCAAGATCGACGGAGCGAGCATAGCCAATGGCTGAGATACAGACGCAATTCCGTGCCGATCAAGTTCCGCTAATGGGAGAGGTTTTGAGAAAGCCATCTTCTGCCATGAATATGGCTCCTGTTGGGCCTATCGCTCAAAAAGAACAACTGTCCGATGCTCTGATGGGCACCGGAGTAGTTGGGAAACCTGGATTTGCTGACATTACTGAGGCATATGAGTCGGCAATGCAGAGGTTCCCAAAGCTGAGAAGTTTAAATGTATCGGTTTTAGATTCAAGAGATCGTTATTACAAAGATTTTGAGGGTAGGGAACATCCAGAATATAAACTGGAAACCTACGACAAACTGGAGCGGGACAATCCCAATCGGGGCACTAATACCATTGAACTTTTCAAGGGCATAACGAAGGAACAAGAGAAGCTGCCTCTTGCAACGATGCTGGCAGGGGATATGCTGCATTTGGCAAAAGAAGAAATTCCAGAGTATAAAAAACTATGGCTTCAATTCGCCCGAAGTTTAACTCCTAAACAAATAGAAAAAAGCCAAGAAGTACATGCTGACCGAGGCGATAAAAGAGCTTTTGACAAGTGGATGGATAGGTCTTGGATTGATGCCCTTATCCGAGGGATAGTAGTCGGAATGGTGCCCAGAGATTGGCAGAAAAAAGGCTTTTATACGGACGATCAAATTGAGATTGGACGCCGCATGGCGAGAAGTTTGAAATAAATGGCTGACATGAAAGACACCCAGCAAGACCGGGAAAAAGTTCTGGGGCCAGCCCGCTACTGGCAGAACGAACTGGAACAGGCCGATCAGTTCGAACGCGACTGGCGGGAGCGCGGTATGCGGGTGGTGGAACGCTACCGTGACGAACGCGAGGGCCGCGCCCTGATCGGGCCAAGCAACAGCCGCTACAATATTCTCTGGGCCAATACGGAAACCTTGAAAGGCGCATTGCTGGCCCGCATGGCGGAGCCGGATGTACGCCGCCGCTTCCCCGATCCCAATCCCGCCGCCCGTCAGGTGGCGATATTACTGGAACGGGCACTGTCTTACGGCCTGGATGTATATGACGGCATCACGCCCATGAAGAAAGCGTTGGAAGATTACCTTCTGCCGGGTCGCGGCGTGGTATGGGTGGTTTACGAACCTGTCATTATCAAGGAAAAAATCAAGATTGAGGTAGACGGCGAAGACGTTGCTTTTGATGAAATCGAAGAAATAGAACGTCTGGGCGACCAGCGGTGCCGCTTTGAGTATGTGCATTGGCAAGATTACCGCGAAAGCCCCAGCCGAAGCCCCGAAGATGCAACATGGCGGGCGCGGCGGCATCTGTTTACCCGTGATGATCTGATCGGGCGCGGCTTTAAGGACGCCCATGAAATTCCCCTGAACTGGATGCCGGATGCCAACGAAGACAACGCCGATTACGAGGAAATCTATAACCGCGCCGAAGTCTGGGAAATCTGGTGCAAGGTGACGCGCAAGCGGCTGTTCATTGCCAGCGGCTACCCAAATGTTCTGGCAGAGGACGACGACCCTTATGAACTGGAGGGCTTCTTCCCGACGCCGACGCCCCTGATTGCGGTGCGGACCAACAACACTTCCGTGCCGGTGCCGGAATTCACCATGTACCAGGATCAGGCCGACGAGCTGGACCGGGTGACCAACCGCATCACCTATCTGGTAGAAGGCTTGAAACGGCGCGGCGTCTATGACGCTTCGGTGCCGGAACTGGCGCATCTGGCGGTGGCGGGCGACAACGATTTCGTCCCGTCGGAGAATTTCGCCTCCCTGGCGCAGAAGGGCGGTCTGGCGGGAGCTTTTCAGACCGAGGATATTTCCGTGGTTTCCGTCGTCGTCAACGGCCTTTATACCCAGCGCACCCAGGTGTTGCAGGTGATCTACGAGGTCACGGGGATTTCCGACATCATTCGCGGCGGCGGCACCAAGGCATCGGAAACCGCAACGGCGCAACAGCTGAAGGCGCAATACGGCTCCATGCGGCTGCGCCGACGCCAGGATGACATCCAGAAATACGTCCGCGACCTGTTCCGCATTAAGGCCGAGCTGATCGCGGAAAACTACGAGCCGGAAATATTGCAGCGCATCACCGGCCTGGAAGTGACCGACGAGATGCTGGAGATCATGCGCAACGACAAGCTGCGCAATTACCAGATCGACGTGGAAACCGACTCCACGGTGTTTGCCGATGAGGAAGAGGTCAAGCGAACCCGCATCGAATTCGCCAACGTGTTCGGCAATTATCTGGTCAAGGCCATCGAAGCAACACGGGTCGCGCCGGAAATCACGCCAATAGCTTTTGAAACATTGAAATTTGTTGCCGGGGCGTGGAAGATCGGGCGCAACTTTGAAGACGTTATTAATGAAACGGAAGCTACGGTTATGCAGCAGCTGCAAGCCATGCAGCAGCAGCCGCAACAGCCGTCGCCGGAGGAACGCATCCAGCAACAGAAGATCATGGCCGAGCTGGAACGGGAGAAGCTGAAACAGGAAGGCAAGCTGGCCGACATCAGCAGCCGGGAACGCAGCAAGTCGGCGGAAATCCAGGAAGAAAGCCGTGCCTCCGACGAGCGCATCCGCTCGAAAGAGGATTTGGCCATGCTGGAAGCGGAATTACGCATGGCGGAACGCGACTAATGAGCTACAGAAACAATTACCAGAAGATCAAATGGGGCCGCAAAAAGGCCGTCATGCAGAGCCGTCAGGACAAGCCCAGGGCGGGCATCAGCATCATTCGCGATGTCGATCCGTTCCAGAGCCCCATAGACGGCAGTATCATCGGAAGCCGCCGGGATTTGCGCGAACACGAAAAAAGGCATAATGTCCGGCAACTTGGAAACGACTGGTCGGGCAGTACCCGTCCACCTAACTGGGATAGAATTACCAATGGCAGAAGTTGAGACCAGCACTCCCGAAGCGGAGCCAGCGTCAGCACCAGCAGCCATCACCCTTGATGGCGTATTGGAAAGTGCAATTAGCGGAGAGTTCGTCGGCGGCGAGGCCGAACCCACTCCGAGTGAACCACGACCACTTGCCGGAGAAACAATCAGCGCGGAAGAAGTCGAAGTCGAAGCCGACCCATCTGACCAAGCCGCCGAGGGCCAACAGGACGCAGATGCCGAAGCCACTCCCGATACGGACACACCGGAGTCCCACGGGGAGCCAGCGCCGGACGCATTGGCGGCACCAAGCACATGGCCCGCTGAACATCGCGAAGCGTTTTCTGACCTTCCCGAAGAGCAACAGAATTTCATGCTCCAGAGGGAGAAAGAGCGGGACGCGGCGTTCACTCGTAAGACAACTGAACTCGCAGAGCAGCGACGGGAAGTCGAAGGCGTTGCGGGTGTTCTGGCTCCCTACAAGGAGCAGATGCGGGCGCATGGCATATCGGAAGCGGAATACATCTCGCGGCTGATGAGCTATGACAATGCACTGCGCCAGAACCCCCAGGCGGCCATCGGCCAACTCGCCCAGCACTACGGGATCAACCTGTCGAACGATTCGGGTGCGGACTGGGTGGACGAAACGCCCCCCGATCCGCAATTTCAGCAACTGCAACAGCAGCTAAACACCACAAATGCCGAACTCAAATCGTTGAAACAGGGCCAGATCAATCGCGAACATCATCAACTGGTGGGTCAGGTTGAGGGTTTTGCCACGGAGACAGACTCCAAGGGCAACCTCAAGC